GATGCAATGGTCGCCCCGTCTTAGGGTCCATGCGATAGTTTATTTTGTCCGTCATTTCTTTTCTTCAATCCAAAAGTGATGCACCAGATAGTGCGTCGCGGTTTCGTCTGTCACCCTTTCGCCTACCCCGCCGCTTGCGGTGGTCAGGTGGTTGGTGAAGGTGTTGGGGTCTTTAGCTGAACGCACCGCAGGGATGCGTGTCAGTTTCATATATCCATTTTGGTCTGTCATTTGCTATCCTAATCTGGTGATGAACGTGACGCCGTTGATCGTGCGGCACTTGAACGATTTGCCGTTGCGGATGCCGTATTGTGACACGTTGCGGCTGGTGCGCTTGGCGTGGCCCTTTTCGGTGGCTGGCATAGTCGCGCTATCGCCTACAGCCATCGTTCCCATTGGGTAGAACATGGGGCGGCTCACTTGCCTTGCTCCCGTTCTTTGCGGCGCTCTGCCCATGTCTTGCCGTCTAGCCCGCGCAGCGGCCATGCGCTTTCGGACGATACGCGATATTTGCGTCCCAATGGGGCGGCTTGTTGTGGCTTAATCATTTTCTTGCTCCCGCTTGATGTTTAGCAGTTCGGTTCCTTCGCGCAGCCATGCCATGCGGAACCATTCGCGGTCCAAATGCGTCCGCCATAGAATGATTAACGTAACGGCTTGCATGGATAGCAAAACGATAATTGCGATTTGTTCATGTGTCATAATCAATCCTCTAATAATAAGGTTAATAGGAATAATGCGGCTCCGGCTAATAAAACCGTCATTTGGCGTTTAGTTGCGCTTGCAGCGATACTGTCTCTTCCATCCATGTGTCGCAGCGGTGGCTTAGTTCGTCGATCAGATTTTTAGCTTCCTCTAATTCTGCTTCGACGTTTAGCAGTTCGCTAAGGCGTTCTGCCAGCACAACAGCCAGTTCGTGATTGCGGTCTAATGCTGTGCGAACTAATTCGCCGTCCGATAACATCCGTAGATAGTTACGATCTTGTGTCATGGTTTATTGTCCTTTTGCTTTGTTGATTGCGGTTTCGGCGCTGTCGATTAGCGGTTTAAGGTGTCGGACAGTTTCGCGGTCTAAAAAAGACAATGCTTCGCAAGCGCCGTCCATTAAGTTTTCAAGCGCCGCCAATAGGTCAGGCGCGGCAGCGATTAGCGCCGCTTCGCGCTCCAGCGTTTCCGCATCAATGCCGGGTGTATAGCCACCTTGCATTAGATATTCGTCGACCAAATATAATGTTTGCGTAGTCATGGTTCAGTTTCCTTTTAATGTGATGATGATTGCTGTGATGGATAGGGCTAGCACGGCAGCGAAGCCGGCTGTTGCGATAAGGTGAATGGCTGTCATGCGTCTGTGTCCTGCTGTTGGCGACGATCTAAACGTATAAGCAGCGCAGTCAGATCGTCGACTAAGCGGTTAGTCGCCGCTTCGTCTAGTTTGCTGCTGAACGCATGGTTTACCTTCGCGCGGTTCAGCATCTCAAAGAATGCGTCTGTTGCTATGTCCGCAAAGCGGTCAAAATTGGGCTCTGATATTTGTTTATCTGATAACATCTCACTCACTCCTATATTGGCACTAGCGCCATAAATGCCGCGCAGGGTGAGCCGCGCGGCTAATATGGCGTTAGCTAACGAACTGGCCGCCCTTGTTTAAAATGCGCTCAATGGCGGGCCAAGAATATTCTACATCGCCACCCTTGCCACTTAACAAGCGAACGACGCCATAAGTGTTGCGAGCGCCCGCCATGGCAGCAATCTGTCCGTCAAGTGTAATACCCATGGCATTTGCCTTGTCGATAAGGTCGTAGCGCCATCCGTTGCAGGTGTTGTCTGTCATAGTGTCTCACTCCATTGCGTTGTTGATGACCTCTTATCTACCCTCTCATTCATGCTGTCAACAACAAATTGTGTTGCGCTAAAAAAAGATTTTAGGGCCAAAATAGGGACGTCATTTGGCTTTTCTAAATGACGTCCGAATGACGTCCAAATGACGTCCGATCTGCCGGCTGGCATTTGTCCTGTAAAATGCCTGGACTTTAGGGACGTCAAAAACGTCATTTGGGACGTCATGAAAAACACCCCAAATGACGTCCCGAAAAATGGCGGAATTCTGCGCGCCATCAGCAATCGGACGTCATATTGTTATGAATTAGATATATAGGTGAAGTTATAATATTATTAACCTATATGGTGCGCAGTGTGCAATTCGTCGGCGACTTGTAACTCGATGACAATTTGACGTCCCTTAGTGTGTTAACACAGTAACACACCTACGTTTGTTCTCATGGTTGACGTCAACGTCAAGCGTTGCGCTGGTGACTTGGCGCATCATGACAACATGACGTCTGTCACTGTGTTAATACAGTAACACACTAACACACTAGCCAGCCGATATGTTTTTTACTGACATCAATGTCAGCCCAAAGGGAAAGGCCAACCAAAAATCCAGCGCATAGAACAAAGCCAGAACGCGTCGAGCAAGGGGTGGGGGTGGCAGGGCCGAGCGCCGCGTGGCTGACACGGTCACGGGTCGCAAACAATTTTTATTTTTTTAAAAAAAGGTTACTGCACCCCGCAACCAAACCTGTTGCGTATCTGCGTCCAGTAGATTATTGTGCAGCTAATGACATTCTACTCACTGCCATTTACACCCGAACGCACCGAGGCCACCGAGTCGCGGTTAGAGTCTATCTATGAAGCTGCCCGCTACGGGCTAAAGGGTGATAGCCTTGCTATGGCCGCCGGCATGACCCCGCGGCAGTTCCGCGTGCTGGCGGAGTCTGACCCGCTGGTCGAGATGGCTGAGATCAAGGGACGCACCGACGGCGAGTACACCGCCGGCAAAACCATGTACGAAGCGGCGCGCGATGGCGACGCTAAGGCTGCGCTGGAAATACTCAAGCATCAGCACGGCTGGGTAGCCAAGCAGCAGATCGACGTAAACATCGACCAACAGATAAGCATTACAGGCGCGCTGGAGAAAGCCCAGCAGCGCGTCATCGAAGGGACGTATCTAGAGATACCCCAGCTAGAGGATAACTCCAATGCAAACACCGATATACAGCGCATCGGAAGAAATGGAATTGATGGCAAGGTTGTGGTCCCCCAGCCTGAAGGATGACCCACTAGCATTTGTGCTGTACACATTCCCGTGGGGCCAAGCTGGTACGCCGCTGGAACATTTCCCCGGCCCGCGTAAATGGCAGCGTCAGATACTAGCTGACTTGCGCGACCACATCAAAGAGAACAACGGCAAGATAGACTTCGCCACAGCGCGGATGGCGATTGCATCAGGACGCGGTATTGGCAAATCCGCCTTGGTCTCATGGCTCACCATCTGGATGCTGTCATCAAGGATCGGCAGCACAACCATCGTGTCGGCAAACTCCGAAGCGCAGTTGCGCTCTGTCACATGGGCAGAAATTACCAAGTGGCTGGCGATGTCCCTCAACAGTCACTGGTTCGAGATAGCAGCCACACGGATCATGCCCGCCAAGTGGCTGACGGAACTGGTCGAGCGCGACCTGAAGAAAGGCACGCGCTACTGGTCAGTCGAAGGCCGGCTGTGGTCTGAAGAGAACCCTGACGCCTACGCTGGTGTCCACAACTTCGACGGTGTGATGCTGATCTTTGACGAAGCCAGCGGTATACCTGACAGTATCTGGTCCGTATCGGATGGTTTCTTTACAGAGAATACACCACATCGGTTCCATCTGGCCTTCTCCAACCCGCGGCGCAACACAGGCTATTTCTACGAAACATTCCACAGCAAGCGGGCGTTCTGGTCAACACGCGTCATCGACGCCCGTGATGTCGAGGGTACAGACAAACACCTGTACCAGCGCATCATCGACGAGTACGGACCAGACAGCTACCAAGCCAGTGTCGAAGTCTACGGTAACTTCCCGTCAGAAGGTGACGATCAGTTCATCGGCAGCAATCTGGTTGATGACGCCATGAAGCGGCCACCTGTCAAAGATGACAGCGCGCCCATCGTCATAGGTGTAGACCCTGCACGCTTCGGGGCTGACGCCACCGTCATCGCCATACGGCAGGGCCGTGACATCTTGGAACTACGGAGACACCGCGGCGCTGACACGATGGAAGTGGCCGGCTACGTCATCGACGCCATAGAGCAGTTTAAGCCTGCGCTGGTCTGCATTGACGAAGGCGGCCTAGGCGCAGGCGTCGTGGACAGGCTGAAGGAGCAGCGGTACAAGATACGCGGCGTAAACTTCGGCAATAAGGCCAAGAATCAGATCATGTGGGGCAACAAGCGCGCAGAGATGTGGGGCGCCATGCGAGATTGGCTACGCACAGGCCATGTGCCCAACGACAGGTTTCTGAAAACAGACCTCATCAGCCCGCGCACCAAGCCTGACAGCAAGGGAACACTGTTCCTTGAAAGCAAGAAAGATATGAAGTCACGCGGGCTGGCGTCACCTGACGCAGCGGACGCCATAGC